AACCAAAAATCGGATTCAAGACTCGTTATGGAGTCGTTGCGAATCCATTTGCGAAGGGTGCTACCGCTGCTTCTGCTGGAGACAACATTTCAACCAACTCCAACGTTTACTACAGAAGAGTTAAGGTTTCTAACCTTATGTGATCTAATCACAAAAAATTATACGAAGACTCCGCAAGGGGTCTTTTTTTTATCTAAATAGAAAGATTAATTAATTACTTTGTAAGAGTTATATGGCAATAACAGATGCTTTTGCAAATCAAATTTCAAACAGAAATTTTTTATCTCCAATAGGATTTAAATTTACTTTTGCAAAAAACCCAAAAATTTCTTTTTTTTGCAATAGTGCTTCTATTCCACAAATTGATCTAAGTTTAGCATTACAACCTACTTATCTAAAAGATATTGATGTTCCTGGTGATAAAATCACTTATAGTGATTTTTCTTTAAAATTTTTAGTTGATGAGGACATGGTAAATTACATGGCAATTCATAATTGGATAACTGGTCTTGGATTTCCAGAAACCACTCAACAATACAAAGATTTAATTACAAATGAAGATGAAATAGAAGATCCAAAAAAAGCATTTAGTGATGGTAGTTTATACATTTTAGATAATAATTATAATACTAATGCTATTGTAAAATTTAAGGATTTATTTCCAATTACACTGTCCTCTTTAGATTTTAATGCAACACAACCAGATATTCAATACTTTACAGCAGAGGCAACATTCAAGTATACTATCTACAATATACTTGACTCTGACGGAAGAACTCCTTTATGAACCTTGACGAAATCCAGGAAATGTGGCAGAGAGATTCTGTTATTGATCCTGATAATTTACATGATGAATCTTTAAAAATTCCTCAACTTCACTCAAAGTATTATACAATCTATAATACGACTATCCTCTTGCGTGAAAAGGCAAGAGAAACTTACAATAAAGTAAGACTAGAAAGATATAACTACTACACAGGAAAGGCACCAGCAGAGGTCTATGCTGAAGAACCGTTTCCATATAAGGTCAGAGATAAAGAGGCATTACAAAGGCATCTAGATGCCGATGAGAGACTTAATAAAATTGATCTCAAAATTCGATATTATGACATCATGCTTAAGTTTCTGGAAGAAGTAATTAAAATGATTTCTAATCGCAACTATTCCATCAAGAACGCAATTGACTGGAACCGGTTCCAAGCAGGTTTCAATTGAAGGAATAAATATTCATAACTGATACATTATGAATGTCACATTTGATTATCTCAAAAAAGAATGAGGTATATCTTCAAGTTGAAGCAGATCCACACGTCTATTATGAACTAAGAGATGCATTTCAATTTGAAGTACCAAATGCTAAGTTTGCTCCCGCATACAAAAACAAATGGTGGGATGGATTCATTTATCTATTCAATGTCAATACAAAAGAAATATATGTTGGTCTATTAGATAAACTCATAAGATTCTGTGAGCAGCACGACTACACTTATGAGTTTCGAAATAACAAATACTATGGTCTTCCCTTTGAAGTCAATGATATGATTTCAAAAGAAGGAGTCAAGGACTATATGATTTCTATTTGCAAGTATGCTCCCCGCGAGTACCAAGTTGAGGGAGTATACGACGCTTTAAAACATAATCGAAAGTTGTTGATATCTCCAACTGCTTCTGGAAAGTCGTTGATGATATATTCAATTGTGAGATATTACGTTGAGAAAGGACAAAATACTCTGATAGTCGTTCCGACGACATCCCTTGTAGAGCAGATGTATAAAGATTTTGCAGATTATGGGTGGGATGTGGGTTCATATTGCCACAAGATCTATGCTGGAAAAGAAAGAGAAACAGACTCTCAGGTGATCATTACGACCTGGCAGTCCATCTACAAACTTCCCCGACAATATTTCTCAAGATTTAATGTGGTCGTAGGAGATGAAGCACACCAGTTTAAATCAAAGTCATTAGTATCTATAATGACAAAACTTTCTGATGCAAAATATCGTTACGGTTTCACAGGAACACTCGACGGAACACAAACACACAAATGGGTTCTAGAAGGTTTATTTGGACCTTCATATAAAATCATCAGAACAGAAGAACTGATGCAGAAGGGTCATGTAGCTAAACTGGACATCAACATACTTCTATTGAAACATCCACCAAATCGATTTGAAACTTTTGAAGATGAAGTTCAATACATCATTAATCATGAAAAACGTAATAAGTTCATCAAAAATCTTGCTCTTGATCTCAAAGGTAATACTTTAATTCTTTTTTCAAGAGTTGAAGGACATGGAGAACCTTTATACAATTTAATAAATAACAGTAAGTCTGATAATCGTCATGTATTTTTTGTACATGGAGGTGTAGACACTCAAGATAGAGAAAAGGTAAGAGAAATTACAGAAAAAGAAAATAATGCAATCATTGTTGCTTCTTATGGAACCTTTTCAACAGGGATTAACATCAAAAACTTACATAATGTAATCTTTGCCTCACCATCAAAATCAAGAATTCGTAATCTTCAATCAATTGGTAGAGTGTTAAGAAAAGGAGATCAAAAAAACAAAGCTACTCTATACGACATTGCCGATGATATCAGTTACAAGTCAAGAAAAAATTATACACTCAACCACTTAATCGAAAGAATCAAAATTTATAACGAAGAAAATTTTAATTATGATATTGTAAACATTCCGCTAAAAAACTAATGGGAGAAGAGTTTTACGCAATCATTAAACTAGTATCTGGTGAAGAGATTCTATCATTAATTATGGTGGATGAAAATGAAGGCGATCCAGTCATTGTTCTTCAAAATCCTGTGACGATGAAAGCTTTTCACAATCAACATGGAATGCATCTTAAAGTCAAACCATGGATTGAAATGTCAAGTGATGATTTCTTTATGATTAAACTTGATAAGATTATTACAATGACTGAAACCAAAGATGAAAAACTTATTAATATTTACAACAACTACATTGAAGATGATGATACAATAGATGTGTATAACCCTTCTGGAAAAGTAAAACCCTCCTCAAAGATGGGTTATGTATCTTCTGTTGAAGATGCTCGCAAGAATCTTGAAAGAATCTTTAAAGATCTTAAAGAAAGCTAAATTCCTATCTTCAACGGCAGCAAAGCGATTCTACCTACTTTTTTGTATCTTGTCAAGCTCTTTAATATTGTGCTATAATTAAGAAAAATTATATTAAATGAGTCCGATGGTATGTCTAAGAAAAAACCAGAACATTATGTAAATAATAAAGAGTTATTAGAAGCACTGATTGTTTATCGCACAAAGGTTGCTGCTGCAAAAGAAGCAGGTCTACCGAAACCCCGTATTACAAATTACTTGGGAGAATGCTTTTTAAAAATTGCGACTCATTTATCATATAAACCAAACTTTGTAAATTATATGTTCCGTGAGGACATGATTTCTGACGGAATTGAAAACTGCGTCCAGTATATTCACAACTTTGACCCACAAAAATCTTCAAACCCTTTTGCCTATTTTACTCAAATCATTCACTACGCATTTTTGAGAAGAATTCAAAAGGAAAAGAAGCAACTGGATATTAAAACCAAAATCATTGAACGAACTGGGTTTGATGAGGTTATGACGATTGATGATGGGTTGCTTTCTGGTAGTAATTCCGATTATAATACAATGAAGGACAACATCCAATATAGAAACGGAAACCGATGACCCGTGTTGCAATACTGACAGATAGTCACTATGGTGCGAAAAAAGGATCAAAGTATCTTCACGATTACTTTGAACTTTTCTATAAGAATGTATTTTTTCCTGCCCTTGAAGAACACGGGGTAGAGGCAGTCATTCATATGGGTGATGCTTTTGATAGTCGTAAGTCAATTGATTATCAAAGTTTGGAGTGGTCAAAAAGAGTTGTATTTGATCCTCTTAAAAAGTATGATGTTCATATAATTGTAGGTAATCACGATACATACTACAAATCAACCAATAGTGTTAATTCTCCAGGTCTTCTTCTCCAGACTTATTCAAATATTAAGACTTATAGTGAAGCAACAGAAGTTACTATTGGTGGACTTAAGATTTTGTTCTTGCCTTGGATTAACCCAGAAAATCAAGAACAAACCTTCAAACAAATTAAAAAAACCAAAGCAAAAGTTGCAATGGGACACCTAGAACTTCAAGGGTTCCGTGTCAATCGCAATCTGATTATGGAGGAGCATGGACTGGATGCAGATATTTTTAAGAACTTGACAAAGGTATTTTCAGGTCATTACCATACTCGTTCTGACAATGGACGCATTTTCTATCTTGGCAATCCTTATGAGATGTACTGGACGGATGTAAATGATACTCGTGGGTTTCATATTTTTGATACAGAAACACTAGAGCATACTCCAATTAACAATCCTTATAAATTATTCTATAATATCTACTATGAAGATACTCCATATCAGTTGTTTGATGCGACTGAATATGAGAACAAAATTGTCAAGGTGATTGTTCGTAAGAAATCAAAACCTAAAGATTTTGAAAAGTTTATTGACAAACTTTATACTGTAGGTATTCAAGATCTCAAAATTGTTGAGAACTTTGATATTCAAGAAAATGAAGATTTTGAGATTGACGAAGAAGAAAATACAATGTCAATTCTAAATCGTTATATTGACGAAGCAGAATTTGAATTTGATAAGAACATCATCAAAGGCATTTTTCAAGATCTTTACAGGCAAGCTTGCGAAGTAGAGTAATGTTTCTCCTTACACTCAAAGACAAAAAAGACGACGGTGCTTATGCAGTTAAGGATCAATATGGTCAAAAAGTCTTATTTCTATTTGAGGATGAGGATGATGCGGTAAGATATGCTCTACAATTAGAAGACCAAGAAGATACTGAAATGGATGTGGTTGAGGTTGATGATGACCTTGCCATAAAGACTTGTAAGATGTATAATTACCGTTACGCGGTGATTACTCCTGACGATATCGTTATTCCTCCAAAAAGTAATGCTAGTATTTCACAAGATTAGATATAAGAACTTTCTTTCGTCTGGTAACCAATTTACAGAGATTGACTTTGAAAAAAATCATACAAACTTAATTATCGGAACTAATGGTGCAGGAAAGTCCACTGTTCTTGATGCATTGACCTTTGTATTGTTCAACAAACCATTTCGTAAGATCAATAAACCTCAACTGATCAATACGACTAATGAGAAGGATTGTTTGGTTGAAATTGAATTCACTGTCAATAGCCGTGATTATTTGGTCCGTCGTGGTATCAAACCAAATATTTTTGATATTGAGGTAAATGGTAATGCACTTCATAAAGAAGCAGATGACCGTGCAAATCAAAGAATTCTAGAAGAAAATATTCTGAAGGTTAATTATAAGTCTTTTACTCAGATTGTGATTCTGGGTAGTAGCACCTTTGTGCCTTTTATGCAACTTGCAACTGCACATCGTCGTGAAGTGATTGAAGATCTTTTGGATATTCGTATTTTTTCTGCGATGAACAATTTGATTAAAGACAAGATTCGTGAGAAAAAGGATCAGGTCAAATCTCTTGAACTAAAGAAAGAAACTCTTAAGGATAAAATGAAAATGCAAAAAGAGTTCATTGAAGAACTTGAGAACCGTGGTAATGCCAATATTAATACCAACCAAGAAAAGATTACCAAGTTAGACCAAGAAGTTGGCATTTATATGACTGAAAATGCCCGCACAGAAGAGGATATTTTTAGGTATACAAAAGAACAGGAAGAAGTTATTGGTGCCGATGGTAAGTTAGTAAAGCTTAACAATCTTAAGGGTAAAATATCTCAGAAAGTATCTGTGATTACTAAAGAGCATAAGTTTTTTACTGAAAATACGGTCTGCCCCACATGCACACAGTCCATTGAGGAGGAGTTCAGAATAAATAAAATTACCGACGCTCAAAATAAGGCAAAGGAACTCCAGAAAGGTTATCAAGACTTAGAGGAGACTATAAAAATAGAACAGGAGAGAGAGCGTCAATTCATTGCACTTTCTAAGGAGATTACGAAACTCAACCATGAGATTTCTCAAAACAATACTCGGATTAACCTCAACCAGAGACAAATACGAGAACTTGAATCTGAAATTCAAACTATTACCCAAAACC